TTCTACCCATAAATGTACCAAACTCTGATGTAACCAAAGTTAAAGATGAATCATAAAATTCTGGATTCTCTTCTGTACATAAACGTAAATCCATACGAGTAATCTTAGTCATATCAACCGCAAGTTTCTCTGGAGTAATTCTATCTTGTATAGAGTATAAAGGATGATTACGTAAACCGTACATATCTAAACCAGAATTAAAATTGTGGTCATCTTCTGTAGCACCAACAGGTGAAGTAAGTCTACTAAATACTTTAGAGAAAGGTAATATTAAACTTACAGACTTATTACGTCCAGGCGATGCAATTAATATAACAAATAGATTAGACCCAATGTTATAGTTAGGCATAGGAAACCAAACTTTCCTACCCAATGCACCTGCAATTGATGAGATAGCTGTCCACTGTGCAAATGGTTTAGGAATGGGGCTATACTTAACTGCATCAACACAAGCCTTTATGTAGTCTGGGTAATTCCTTGCCATACTCTCATGTCCTTCCATGTGTCACCAATCTCTACTGAAGATGGTATAATCATTTTGCGTCCATCGACCATCAATGGATTGTGCATTCTTTCTAATACTTTAGGCATTAGTTCATCTACTTTTTCTATAGGACATTGTCCAAGTATTGCATCATGTACTTGACCTAATACTTCTACACCTTCATTAGCTAATTCATTCCACACTCTATACAAACCAAGATTTAATAAATCTCCTATCGTAGATTGTGGTACATAAGCAATCGCTTGTCTCAATGTAGAATTATCTGATAGTCTATCCCAAAACTGTCTACGTCTACCAAGAGGTGTAGATAAAGAACCTTTGTCATTTAGTTCTAATCTAATTTGTTGGTGCCAATTTTTAATACCAGGAAATGCTCCTTTTATTTTTACCATATTGCCAGGCAACTTATCTGCTTGGTCAATCAATTCCTTGAAGCCCCCCTTACTATCTTGTTTATGCCAACGTTCCAATGATTCTAATGATATCACACCACCAAAATAAAGCAACTGAAATCTTGTAGCTTGAGATACTTTTATTTTTATTTGACGTGCAAGTGAATGTGCTGTAACTCCATAGTTAGTTCCATGTCCTGCTCGTTTACATATGTCACGATAACTGTGATGTAAGTAATAAGGTCTATCAGCTAAAGCTCTATCTTGTTTAGGATCACCAGACCAACCCATGTTGGGCCAAATCATCTTAACAACTTCTGTATGTAAATCTGTACTCTCACAAACATCTATATAGTTTTGATCACCCGCCAAATATGCAACCGCTCTAGATTCTGCTTGTTCTAAATCTGCATAGAACATTTTCTGACCTGTGTCTGGTATAAATACAGCACGTAAATCTTTAGTCACATTTTGTAAATTAGTTCCTGTACGCCATGGGCTTTCTGAAGAAGACCAACGACCTGTCTCTGTGCCTGCTACATTGTATGAACAACGTATGCGTCCGTCTTTATCTCTTGTTGAAGCGAGTACAGATAATTGTTTATCTATGTCACGCAGTGCTAGTATAGTATAACAGAATGGTTTAGCTCTTGGATATGTTTCTGATAATTGTTCTAACGCCGCTCTATCGGTTGATATCTTTTGTTTACCTGCCTTGTAAGATACAACAGGTGGTAAGTTTAATTCTTCATATAATAATTTTTTAAGTTGGACAGGACTGTTATGATTTAAATCTTTGCCCCATACTGCACGAGCAAACAAGTGTAACATTCTTTCTAGTTTTAATCTGTTTTGTTTGAGAGGTGTTTTGATGTTACGTACTTTTTCTTCATCAACTTTGAGACCACGCAACATCATACTCATTGCAGGTTTTAAACTGTTTAATTCAAATTGGTATGTGCCCCTTGTGTCTTCATCTAGTTCTTCACTAATCTTTGTCCATATCTCATGAGTAAGAGTACAATCTAATGCACAGTATACCCAGTTCATTTGGTCTTTTGAAAGTTCGTGTTTACCTATCTCTGTGTTTTTTATTATTCGCATAGTTCACCTGCAATAGCTGAATAACCTACCATATCAATATATGTATCAGCACTAGGTGTTCCTTGTTGCAGTCGTGCTACTTTTAATAATAGCATACAGATAGCTACATCATGAGCAGATATGTCTTTCTTAAGATAAGCACTCCAAAGTTTAGCTATGTTCTCATGATTTAGTTTTTTGTTTCCGTATTCTTTTTCTCTGTCGCCACTCAATAGCTCTTTTGCTTTCTTCAAATTTTCGTTTATAGTTACTGCCATATACCCTCTCCATTAGTTTGTTAATCTCAGTTCTTGTTCTTCTCGAATCCAAATCAGCCAAATCACAAACTGATTCAAAATCTTCTTCATCTTTCTCTAACCATTGCCATGAATAAACATGTGCCTTTTTGTCTTCTTTACCATTACCTTCATACAATAAATCTTGTAGAAGTTGGTCTAAAACTGCTCGCCATAATCTTATATGAGATTCTGTGTAGTCATCCCATATTGGTGCTATAGGTTTAGCAGAGAAAAAGTTTGGACGTTTCACTATTCATCGGCTTTTGTGCTGTCAGAAAACTTGGCTAAAGTTTTCCATGCACCCTCGTTAGTGTATGTGGAGCCGAGAAATCCAAGACCTTTTTCTAGCTCTGGTTGCAATGAATGTTGTGCGTGCATAGTGTCGTGAATAACTCCCTTAACTTCTATATCTTGCATATACTTTAACCATGACACGTCATATGTCTGGTTCTGTGCAACTTTAACTATAGTCTCATCTTCCAGTAATCGCTTAACCCAAGCCCAAGCTTTCTTCCTGTCTGGTTCTGCCCAATAGTTATATGTAAAAGGCACAACAAGTGCGTGGTTTAAGGAGGGGGCAAACCCAATACAAGTTATCTGCCCACCTGCTGTTTCAATGTCGAATGCTAAAGGCTTGGAGTCATCCAAATCTTTTATGTGTTTAATCTCAAATGTATATAAATCTTCTATGGTTGGTTCTATCCAAAGTTCTCGTTCTTGATAATTAATTTGTTTTGTTCTTGATTCTCTTTTTGCTTTTTTATAATCTGAATATAAGTGATATCTAAATCCATAGTTTTTAAAAACAGCTGACGGACTATAAGAAGGTATAATTTTGTAATTCCTGTCAAGAGAATCAGTAGTAGATTCTATAACAGCACCCCGATACACACCAATCTTATCAAAGCCCGTCAGTGCCCACAATGAAATACTACCCATTGCAATAATTACGTTAGGCTTTGCTTCATTGATTTCATTATACAAACGTTCTAAGTCTTGACCCATCTCCTGTTTGAGGTATCCATAGGTGGTAATCGGATATGGTGTTCTCCACTCAGATTCTTTGCATAAAGCTTTGTACTCATTTCTTTTGTGAAAGAAATTTTGTAAGTTGTCCTGTGCAGGTTTTAATTGAAATGCGTGGGTGAGCATACATGAGTTAATGTCTATGCCAACTTGTTTACAGATTCTGCTGATAATAAAATCACCTGCAAGTATTTTATTCAAACGTACTTCATCTGTCGAAGGATAGTCCATGATTATACAGACCTGTGGTTTGTCTACAAGTTGTGACTTAACTCTTTTGTGTACTGCATACTCACCCATATGACTACGCCGCTTTAAGTATTCTAGATACCGAAGCTTGCAGTATGTCCTTGTTTCTGCCAACCATTTCGTGTTTTACAACACCGCTAAATGTTTGACCGATAGATTGCTCTAGTGCTTCACCAAAGCCAACCTTGTCCATGCCCATAGCATTAAACAAGAAAGATTTTAATGAGATAACAGGGTTACCCTGTTTCAGAGCATTCTTTGTTGCCCAGAACTCTAATCTGGTTGGTTCACAGTTTTCCAAATCTGCATCCGTAATATCAGATTCCAAAACCGCTTGAGCTTTTACGTTGATACGTACAATCTCGTTTTGTTTTTCACCAACTTTATCCGAACGATAACTAGTGATCACGAAGTCGTAACTACCTTCTGGTAGCACCTGCGTTTCTGGTATATCGTCTGGATGCATCGATAAAAAGTCATTTATATCTGTCATTATTTACCTCCTGTATTTAAGTTAATGACATTGTCTTCCGACAATTTTTTGCGAGCATTTTTCTGAATAGCTTCAAACAACTTCGCTAAATCTAATGCAACATTAGGCTCAAGTAAACTTGGTGCCGTTACTTTTAAATCCATGCGATGGTCTGAAACTGTTCGTAAGGTTCGCTCTGTTCCCTTACTAGTTGTTCTAGTATCTATTCTGCACACGCAATTAAAGTACCTACCCAACTTGGTAGATAGTTTAGACCCGACACTAGTAGGGTATGCTTTCGAGACCCCTGTCTCTCCTTCCATGTATTGCATGTGCGTAGTAACAACTACGTTACATGGAACTTCTGAACCTGTTATATATTGTATAATGTTCTGAACATCACGAGCGGCTGTGCCCCACTCTGGCTGACTAGCTTGTTCAGTAGGCTTCTTGTTATTAAACACAAGTGCCCCCCTTAAAGCTGTTTCACCCATCAATGTTAAGCTGTCAATAACTAGAACATCTTTTGATGTCCACTTACTAACAGGCCCATAGTCTTCGTCTCCGTCTCTCCAATTACCAATTAAGTTAGCACCTTTACGAAAGGCTTCTGCTTTGTTGATTGGG